GTGCCAAGATTGCAGTCGTTGAGAGCAGCATCACCGATACCGGGGCCAAGCTGGTGTTTACCGCTGGCCTTGAGCGCTGGGCAACCAACCCTGCCTAAACCGTGGCTATTACGTTTAACGGCTCGACCAAGCGCGTCACTTTGCCAACGGGCACGGTGACGCTGAATCTGATCGACTTGTACAGTCAATGGAAGCTGTGGGTGCTGGCTGGCAACGCTGAATGCCTGCTGGCCTTTGCCACTGTTGGCGGGGAAATCACCGAAATCCCGCTGTACCTGTTTCTGCAAAACGGCTGGCTGATCGTGCCTCAATCTGCCGACCATGTGCTGACTGTGACCAACGGCATCCTTGTGGGGCAAGGCAGCGCTGACCCGTTCACCGACCCCGCAGGCAGCTACAAAATCCGCATCAACCGGCAAACACCCGGCATTGCCATCGGTTACAGCACCAGCGGCGTTACCGGCCCCACTGCTGCGGATATTGCGGCTGCTGTGCTGGCAGCAGCTACGGTTACGCCGATACATGCTGATGCCCGTCAAATGAATGGCTATGCCATTACAGGCAACGGTAGCAGCGGGGATTTGTGGCGTGGCGTTTGATAGCCAATCTTTTTCTGTGCAGGCTTTCAGCATTGATTCATTCAAGTTGAATGCGATTGCGCAGGCAGTAAGCGACTTTATAAACACAATGCGTAGAAGGGCAAGACGATGATTGATTCCGAGCTTATCGACAAGGTTGAGGCGTTCGGCCAATCTTTAGCCAAGAAACGCGCAGAGGCTGTGAATGCCCGTAAAAACTCTGGCATTGAACAAGAGTGGACTGAAGCTGAAGAGGCGTATCAAGGCATTGACGATGCCAACCGTGGCATTGCTGGTAAGCCTTCATCGCCTAATGGCGGGTTTGTCAATACAACCGTTATCTCTGGAACACGTTCTACGGTGTACCTGAACATCACGCGCCCGTATGTGGACGCTGCATCTGCCCGGGTGGGCGATATGCTGCTGCCGACTGATGACACACCTTGGGCTATCAAGCACACGCCTATTGCTGACGTTCACTCTGAGCAGCAGCAAGAGATTGAGCAGATCAATGCACAGGCAAAGCAGGCAGCGGAAGGCGCAATGCAGCAGATCGAGGATTGGCTGGTGCAGTGCCAGTGGCATGCAGAAGTGCGCAAGATGATCGAGAACTGCGCTCGTTTGGGAACGGGTGTTCTGAAAGGACCAACCCCAACCAAGTACCGTAACCGCGTATCCAAGCGGGATGGCGGGATGCTGCAGATTGTGATCGAGGAAAAGATTGCGCCAGAAACCCGTAGTATTTCTCCTTGGTGCCTGTACCCTGATCCTGCTTGTGGCAATGACATGCATCGTGGAGCCTACATCTGGGAGCGCGACCTTATTTCTGCAAAGAAGCTGCGCGACCTAAAGGGCATGGACTACCTTGATGACCAGATTGACAAGGTGCTGGAGCAGGGGCCGAGTGGCAAGCATGAGGACAGTGGCTTTGTTGGCAAAAAAACAGAGTCGGATATGTTTGAGATTTGGTACTACCACGGTATTGCCGAGCGTGACGATCTTGAGGCTGCTGGCGTGGACATCCCGGAAGAGGGTGATGTGTCGGTCAGTTGCTTGGTGACGATGGTCAATAACGTGGTGATCAAGGCGGCATTGAACCCATTGGACACCGGGGACTTTCCGTATGACATGATGCCATGGCAGCGCCGTGATGATTCACCTTGGGGTATTGGGGTTGCCAAGCAGATCAATACGCCACAGCGCATGCTCAATGCAGCAACGCGCAACATGATGGACAACGCAGGCTTGTCGGCCGGACCGCAGTTGATTGTGCGCAGGAATGCGATCACGCCGGCTGATGGCAGCTGGAGTATCACGCCGCGCAAGATTTGGTGGGTGGCTGAAGGTGCTGATGTGGCATCGGTGAACCAAGCGTTCATGGCGATCAACATCCCGACACTGCAAAACGAATTGATGGGCGTGATTCAGTTCGCGCTCAAGATGGCAGAGGATGTGACCGGCATGCCCATGCTGATGCAAGGGCAGAGTGGTTCTGCGCCGGAGACTGTTGGCGGCATGCAGCTGGTGGACAAGAATGCGTCCACGGTTCTGCGCAGGATTGCCCGTAACTTTGATGACTATGTGACCGAACCACATATCCGCAGGTACTACGATTGGCTGCTGATGTATGGCGATGACGACAGCATCAAGGGTGACTTTCAGATTGACGCACGGGGTTCTACAGCGATGGTCGAGCGCGACATCCAAAACCAAGCGATCATGCAAATGGGGCAGCTGGTGATGAACCCGGCTTTTGGCGTTGACCCCGAGAAGTGGTTCAAAGAGGCACTGAAGGCGCAGCGGCTTGACCCTGAACGCTTCACCTTGGACGAGGACAAGAAGGCGCAAATGGCACAGCCTGCACCGCCACCCGTCATTCAAGCAGCGCAGATTCGCGCACAGGCAGACATGCAGAAGGCGCAGTTCCTTGCCCAAGCTGACGCGCAGAAAACGCAAGCATTGACGCAAGTTGAAATGCAGAAGCTGCAACTGCAGCTGCAGGCTAAGTCGATGGAAGTGCAGGCCGGCAATCAGGTCGATATGGAAATTGCAGGCATGCAAAACCAAGCATCGGTGCAAAAGATGCAGCTGGATACGGACCGTGACCGGGTGTATGTGGAAGCGCAAATGAGCCGCGATCAGTCCAATGCCCAAGCCAAGCTTGCCGAACTGACCATTAAGCGCGAGCTGGCCATGCTGGAGTATTCCTTGCGTGAGAAGCTTTCGCTTGAACAGGTCAAGGCTAAGTTGGCTGATTCGGCCATGAAGCTCAATGTGACCAAGGAATTGGCTGGCTTGAAAGCAAGTGCTGACATGCTGCCTACACCTTTGATTGAACCTGCAGGCAGAGCGCCAGCCGGTGAGAGTTATCAGAAATGATACTCAGCGAATATGAAAAGCAGAGCGCCGTGTGGCTAAAGCTGCAGGGCTTTCTGAATGGCAAGCTGGAGTCTTGCCGCAAACAAAATGACGGGGATTTGTCACCAGAGCAAACTTCCCGGCTGCGCGGCCGTATAGCTGCGCTCAAAGAGATTCTGTCCCTTAACGAGACAGTGCAAGCAGAACCGGACGCATAAAGCGCCCATGTTCTAAACCCGACCACCTAGGTGGTTTTTGTTTTTCTGGAGAGAGATATGTCCACGGAGGAAGAGGTTGTTGCTGAAGTCCAACCCATTGAAGAGCCTGTCGTTGAGGTCGTTGAGCCTGAAAAAGACTCAGCATTCCTAGAGGGTTTTAATGTCGCCAACGGCATTGAAACTCCAGCGGAGCCTGAACCCGAGGTTAAAACATTCGCAGGGTACACAGAGGATGAGCTACGCAAACAGCTGGCACGACTTGATGAGCTTGACAAGTTCAAAGAGCGCGAATCGAAAGTGTTCGGCACTTTGGGAAACCTGAAGCAGTCAATTGAAGCAATCCGCAATCAGCCGCAGCCGCAAGCTGTAGCAGTGACCAAAGAGAGCTTGAAGAGATTGTCAGCAGAGTACCCGGAAATGGCAGAAATGCTGGCCGAAGATTTGAAAGACGCACTGCAAGGTGGAGCAACCTTCGATTCAAGCGGGGTGGAGAAATCATTTACAGAGCAATTGGATAAAACATCCAAGACTTACGAGGTCAAGCTTCTAACAGTGATGCACCCGGATTGGAAACAGACCGTCAAGAGCGATGACTTTGGCAAGTGGCGCACCACGCTAACTACGCAAGAGCAGCAAGAGCTTGACGAAAGTTGGGACGCAATATCCCTTGGCGAACGTATCTCAGCGTTCAAAAGCTGGAAGGGCAAAACCATCCAGACACAGCAAAGTAAACAGCATAGGCTCGAAGCTGCCATCACGCCGAAAGGTGTGTCGCAATCAGCGCCGAAGCAGTCCGATGAAGATGCCTTCTATGCCGGCTTTAAAGCGGTACGAGGGCGATAACTTTTTAATTTAGGAGAAATACCATGTCAGTACAATCTTTCAATTCCCAACCAGCACGGGTTAACCGTCTGAAGGGTGAAATCCTTGCCCACGCAATCCCAACCGAAGTTCTCGGTATCACGGGTTCGCAAAAGCAAATCCCAAAAAACACTTCTGACAACGTGACGTTCCGGCGTTGGTTGCCTTTCGGTGGCACTGATAACCAGTGGGTGACCAACAGCAATGTGGCTACCTTCGCGTCCAATCATCTGACCACTGAAGGCGTGACCCCTGCTGCTGATACGTTGACTGCTGTCGATGTGACTGCAACTCTGCAGCAATACTCTTGCCTGTACGCTGTGACAGACAAGACGGTTGATCTGTACGAGGATGACGTTCCTGCTGAAATGAAAAAACAGACCGGCGAACGTGTTGGCTTGCTGCGTGAAATGGTGCGTTTCGGTGCGCTCAAGGGTATGACCAACCTGTTCCATGGCGGCATCGGCACCACCATTGATACTGTGAATGGCACCATCAGCCTGAACCTGCTGCGCAAGATCACCAAGTCCCTCAAGGCTAACCATGCCAAGATGGTGACCAGCATTCTTGCTGCCAGCCCCAACTTTGCAACTGCCCCGGTAGAGGCATCGTACTTGGTGTTCTGTTCTACAGACTTGGAACCCGCTATCCGTGACCTTCCCGGCTTCAAGCATGTGGCAGAGTACGGTCAGCGCAAGACTGTGCATGAACAGGAAATTGGCTCTGTTGAGTCGTTCCGCTTTGTGCTGTCGCCAGAACTCGCTGGTGTGACCGGCGCGTCTGGTGTGACCACCAACTCTGGCGTTTCTGGCTACCAAACAACCGATGGCTACATTGACGTGTACCCCATGCTGGTGGTGGCTGAAGATGCTTGGGGTCAGGTTGCACTGCGCGGCATGGACTCTATCGACGTGACCTACATTGCGCCGAACCAAAAAGACAAGACCGACCCGCTGGGTCAACGTGGCTATATTGGTGCAAAAACCTATATGACCGCGCTGATCCTGAACAACGGTTTTGGTGCTTTGGCTTGGGTTGGTACGCCTGCTCTGTAACGTCTAAGGGTCAACCGTAATGGTTGACCCGTTAACACAAAGGAAACATCATGGCCTCTACCGTCCCGGAAATCGTGAAACAGCGCATCAATGCGTTGAACTCTGTCAGTGCTGGTGATCAAGTGGCTTTGGCTAACTTGATCAACGGTCTGATTGATGGCATTCGTGCTGTCACTGCAATTCTTGACGCTGATGCAGGCGTTACAGCAACCACAACCACTGAGACTTTTGACGCAGTGGTTACCAAGTAACTTTTAGGAGATAAATCATGGCTCAAAACACCACCCTCACCCTGACTTACAACAAGTCGCAAGGAACGCCAGCCGCTGCTGTTGGCAAAGTCGTATTTGATGCAACAGCTATCACAGCGGCAGACTACATCGAAGTCACTACCGGGTTCACGCCTAAGTATGTGAAATTCGACAACGTGACAGACCGTATCTGCGTCGAGTTTTATGAGGGCATGACTGCTGACACTTGCGTCAAAACAGCTGCAGCCGGCACGCGCACACTGGAAACCACCAACAAGGGTGTCACGATTGTCACTGGCGGATTCCGCGTTTCGCAAAATGCCACGCTTGCAGTGATTGCCGCCAGTAAAACCTGTCAGTTCCTTGCACTCGCTTAAGTCTTAAGCAAACCAAGCCAGCCACCTTCGGGTGGCTTTTTTATGCCCAAAGGAAAACAAATGCCACGCGGAATCCCAAACAAGACGCTTGAGTCACAAGAACAAACAATTGGTCAGGATACCTATCTTGACATGCCAACCACTGGCCCTTTGGCCGGCATGATCCGCACAGATCAGCAGGTGGACATCGTGACCGAGCCAATGAAAAACGACTACCTTGATCAGCTTGCTTTTGCTGAAGAGTTGGTGGATGTGATCGTGCATGAGTCAACCGACAAGAACGCCGAGCCATTGGTTGATGTGTACGTCAATGGCACACCACAGCGCTTTATGCGTGGTCAGGTGCAGACCGTCAAACGCAAATACCTTGAAGTGCTGGCGCGTGCCAAGCAGACTTCAATCTCAACATCCGTGCAGCGCACCGATGAGGATGTTTACAACCGCATCAACAAACATACCGCACTGCGTTACCCGTTTGCTGTGCAGCATGACCCGAATCCTCGCGGTCAGCAGTGGCTGAAAAACATTCTGGCGCAGGCTTAAATGAACTACCTTGAGATATGCAAACGGGTGCGGCAAGAAGCCGGCATCTCTGGTGATGGCCCGTCGAATGTCTCAGGGCAAACGGGCATTTATGCAAAGATCGTTGATTGGGTGAAGGCTGCGCACCAAGAGGTCCAGCTATCTAACTCCCATTGGCGATTTGATTGGGCGGAATACCAGACAACCCTGACAGAAGGGCAGTCAAAGTACAGCTTTCCAATTGACGTGCGCGAATGGGATTGGGATAGCTTGTACGTCTATCTGACAATCCCGGCTTCACGCACTTGGTTGACACATTGTGACTATGACTCATACAGAAAAATGAGTCAGACAGGCTCGCCCGGGTTGCCATCCTACGCAACACTTGCACCAGATAAGGGGTTGGCGTTTTACCCAATCCCGATCAGCAGCGTGAAGTTTGTTGGAGAGTATTACAAGAAGCCAGAAGTGCTGGTCAATACCACCGACACACCGAGAATGCCTGCCGAATACCACATGGCAATTGTCTGGAAAGCGGTGATGCTGTACTGCGCCTATGACGAAAATATCAGCTTATTCCAAGCTGCTACCGCGCAGTACAACGCAGTGATGTTACGCATGGCAGTCACAGAGTTGGATGGACCATCCTTTGCTGGGACACTGGTATGAGTACACAAGTAGCCTACATACCGCTTGAGGGAGGATTAGACCTTTCGCAGTCCGCATTAACTACTTCCCCGGGTAAAATATCAGAGTGCTCCAATTTTGAACAAGTATTTGGAAGACAGGGATATCGCAGGATGGATGGATATGAACGCTTTGACGGGCATCCCGAGCCAAGCAAGTCCACTTACTACATTCAGCGTTTTGATGCTGGTTCATCCATCATCAATGTTGGCGATCTGGTAACTGGCGCAAGCATGGTGGGGTTGGTCATCGGCGTTTATCTTGAGTCTGGCGCATGGGGTAGCGACGCAGTTGGAAGCTTGATACTTGATCATGTCATTGGGTCATTTGCTGACAACGAGACAATTTCAGTCTCAACCGCAAAAGCAACGGCAAACGGTGTAACGGAGCTTGGCTCTATTTCTGAAGCCGATCACATCACCTACTTGCGTTTAGCCATTGATGCACGCAGAGCAGCTATCAGCGCTGTCCCCGGAGAGGGAGCAGTCCTTGGTGTAGCTCTTTACCTCAACAATGTTTTTGCGGTACGCAACATTGTCGGCGGGGCATCTGCAACGATGTGGATCAGCACATCGTCAGGGTGGGTGGCTGTACGGACAGGGCTGTACCCGGGTGGCGCATACAAGTTTGTGGTGGCAAACTTCTCTGGAGTCACAGCCAACACAACACTCTACGGGGTCAATGGCAAGGGCCGCTTGTTTAGCGTGCGAAATACAACCTTCACCTATGCTGCGCCGATCTACGGTAGTGAAGCAACAAGCGTGACCAGCAACACCATTGGCACAGGCGCAAAGACGTTCACGATTACACAACCAACCCGCAGCTGGGTGGCGGGCGATTCGCTGCTGATCTACTCCACAGCCAATGCCGCCAACCGGATGCAAGGGACAGTAACCTCCTATTCTGCAAGTACCTTGGTTGTCAATGTCACATCAACCAACGGCAGTGGCACATTGACCGATTGGGAGATTGGTCTTGCAAGCTTCAAGGACAAGCCCTACGACTTGATCGACCATAAGGAGCATCTGTTCTTGGCTTACCCTTACGGGCAGCTGCAGACATCGAACTTGGGCGACCCGATGACTTACACGACCACTGCAAGTCTCTTTGGCATTGGTGATGAAATTACCGGAATGGCAGAGTTGAAGGGTGGGAGTATCGGGATATTTGGACGGACAACCATCAGTTTGATTTCCGGGTCAAGTTCGCTTGATTGGGCCTCAACAGTGCAGGTTAACAGCGCATCATCAGGGGCAAGAGAAGGATCATTGCAAGGCAATGCCGGCAACGCCATCTTTGTTGACGAGAAGGGAATATCAAGCCTGCAAGCAACGCTGAACTATGGCTCATTTGAAACAGCGCTGTTTTCTCGCAATGTAAAAACATACCTCGACACGATGGTGACAAGCATTGTTGGAAGCCGGATGCAGCGGTCCAAGTACCAGTACCGTCTTTACTTCAGCAATGGCGATGTACTTAACGCCGCCATCATGTCGCCAGACCCTGTTGTATCTCCGGATGCGGTGTCATTTACCCGGCAAAAATTGCTGCACATCCCAACATGCTTTTGTGAAGGTGAAATGTCGGATGCGGAGTTCGCCTACTTTTTCGGAACTGCTGACGGTTATGTGATGCGTGAGGATGTTGGTACATCCATGGATGGTGCGCAAATCGAGTCAGCCATGAGGCTTAACTTCAATAACTTCAAATCACCTTCAAACAAAAAGCGCTTTCGCAAGCTTGTTCTGGAACTTGATGCACCATCTGGCACCTTGATCAATTTCAGGCAGCACTTTGACTATGCCGACTCAAACTACGCCGCGAGTGGGACACGCTCTGCCACATCAACTGGCAATAGCGGAGGTGCTTGGGGAAGCTCCGAGTGGGACGCGTTTTACTGGTCATCGCCATTGGTATCGCAAGCAGAGGCCAACATTGATGGCGTTGGCAGGAACATGGCTTTGCTGCTGTGGCACACCAGCGATATTGATCAGCCTTTCACGCTGCAGGGTGTATTGACCCATTACTCAATCCTAGGCTTACAAAGGTAATTTATGTCCAACAGTTTCTTTAATTGGCCCACAAGTTTGAAGCGCTTTGTCAAGTTTGACACAGCACGCTCAGAGGATGTGAATGACGCGCTCGATGAAGTATCTGCCGGAATGGATGCAATTGAGCAGATAACAAACGATTGCATCAGAACCGCTGCCGGGGCTGTGCTGCTTGCCGATGCCACCACGCAGGCCAATATTGCAACTACGCAAGCGTCTCTAGCGACAACCAATGGGGCAACGCAAGTT